GGACTATGATGACAAGACCGGTGAGGCAGAGGTCATAGAGATAGAAAAGAAGAGCGCCGAGCAACAGAACATAACGGCCACTCCGGGATTGATCTATGTCATCACGGGAGTAACTAACGTGTTCAAGGAAGGCAAGTTTACACAGGAACTCAGGGGACTGTTAAGAGAGTTCAAGGAGGGCGTACATTCACAACCTCCGGCTGATACTACCAGACAAGCACAACCAACCCCGACACCGGGAACTGCTAGCAACGGAGTGGGAGGACAACCAGCAACTGGCAAGAATTCTCCCTTGATCGGACCCGATTATAATTTTGCGAGTGGTGGGGGACAGCAGGGCAACATGATCGGAGGTAACCGTGCGGTAACCGAAGGCACAGGAACCCCAAGACCAAACTTTAACACTGGTAGTGCGGTTCCCGGAGAGAGGGGTAACTACTCAGATGGTGATCCGGTAGGACCAGACTTCCAGAGGGCACAGAGGGGAATACAGACGGGACAGAACGTGCCTGGACAACAAGCGATACAGGGAGATCTTCAACAGGCTCCTAACTTTTCGTTCCCTAATAATCCATACAATTCACAGAATGTTGACTTGTTCAACTCGTTTGGCGATGATAATCTTGAATTTGATGGCACAGTGGTTGTTGATACAGTACCGCCAACGGGACCAGTGGGCGGAGTTAGAAAAGCACCACCCGAAGACGCTGGTAATTAAATAGAGATATGGCAGAGAATATACAGAGAAATAGAGGCAGGGGACAAGCCTACAAGTACGACAAGGGCGGAGTACCCTCGGAGTTCGGCCCGTTCATAGGCACGGTAAAGAACAACGTTGACCCCACGAGGGCAGGTAGATTGCAGGTCTATATCGAATCATTCGGTGGACAGAATCCGGATAACGAGTCAAACTGGAGGACTGTGTCATATGCCACTCCCTTCTACGGTGACATCGGAGTCATAGACCCATCCTTGACAAACAGCAAGACCGGAACTGGTGAGTTCGTTGGCAACAAGCACAGTTATGGTTGGTGGTTCACACCACCGGACATCGGCACCAAGGTGCTCTGCGTGTTCGTTGAGGGAGATCCCAATCAGGGATACTACATAGCATGCCTACCCAGTCCGGGCCTGGGACACATGGTTCCCGGCATCGGTTCATCAACCAAGTATGTCAAGAGTGCGGGACAACAGAATTATCTCTCCGGTGCCAGCCAGATACCCGTGACGGAGATCAATGATCTCAATCCAGCCATATTGGAGTCACCCAGATTTTATGACGAGAGCAAACCGGTACATGACGTGTTGGCAATGGAACTGTTCCAACAGGGACTGATAACCGACAACATACGAGGTCCCATAACATCAACAAGCCAGAGGGAATCTCCCAGCAAGGTGTTCGGGGTAAGCACTCCGGGCAAACCCATATATGCCGGTGGACTGAGAGAAGAACAGGTCAAGGCACAGTTGGAAGCTGGTGACATAACATACGATCAGATAAAAGTCATTGGACGCAACGGCGGACACAGCCTGGTATTGGATGATGGTGATCTCACGGGCAAGGACCAGTTAATTAGGATCAGGACTGCCAAGGGACATCAGATCACGATGAGTGACGACGGTGACGCATTCTACATAGTACATGCCAATGGACAATCCTGGATCGAGTTAGGTAAGGAAGGCACTGTTGACGTGTTCTCCACTAACTCCGTGAACGTGAGGACACAGGGTAGCATAAACCTACATGCCGATAAGGACGTCAATATATCAGCAGGCATGAAGCTCAACTTATACGCGAAGCAGGAAGCCAACTTGGAATCCCTGGTCGTTAATCAGAGGGCAGATACTGAATTAAACTTATACAGCAAGGCTAAAATCTCTGCGAAGAGCAACGGAACCATTTCACTTCAGGCAGACAAGACAACCAGCGTAGATGGGGGAGAGGGATTACAGCTCGAGGGAGGATGTATAAATCTCAACGGTGGGGGAGCATTACCTGCCAAGACAGTGCCCGCGATACGTAAGAACAAGTTGCCCGACACCAAGTTCAACGATGCGACAGGGTGGCAGGTCGAGAGCAGTAAGTTAGAAACCATAACCACGAGAGCACCAACTCATGAACCTTATCCATATCATGGATTAGGTGTCGAGAACTCAGCGAGCCTTGGAACAACACCAGTATCGACGGCACCCACGAAGACACAGACAAAATTGGATCAGGCACAGGCCCTAACACCCGATGGATTGACCTTGGACCAATTTACAGCCCAGACACGGGTGGACAAGGGTGTGGCTAATTTGAATGCCGATCAGACTACTGGCATGATGGCACAGTTGAGCAAGGAAACATCACAGAACTATAACGAGTTCTCAGTTGACAAGGGCATAGGTAAGTTCGGTGTCAGCCCGCAACAGTTGGAAGAAACGGGTTACCTCAAACCAGGTACGGTAAGTAATTTCTTACAAAATCCAAATAACACATCAACCGATCTGTTAGGCAACACCAGGACAGACTATGAGAAGGTGTTATCCAATACCAATGTATGGACGAACAAGGGAGGAGCCACTAACCTAACTGAGTTCTTAAGCTCAGAAAGCACACAGGATACTGTAATACAGGATATTTATAAGACTGATCTCAGCAAGTTGAAGGCAAATGGCGTGTTGCGTGGCACCGAAAATCCGGCAGATGTGGCAGGCATGTTAAATGCCAGCGCCAAGCACGGCAGTGCCAATGTAATAGCATGGACCAACAACAGCGGCAATCTCAACACGGCGGCGGCAAATAGCATAAGCCAGACTGTGAGGAACGGGCAGTATGCGACCAAGTTCGTTGACAGCAAGATCACTCCAGACCTGAGTGGATTCAGCAATCCCGGAGGATTCGCGAACACCACACAGAGAACGGGTGTTGATCAAGCGGCGAACAGCCTGGTATCCAGCCTCAAGGTAAACTTACCAAAATACTGATAGATAAATATTAACATGGCTACATACATCGGATTTAATACCATTGGCAGGAAGAGGAAGTTCACAATGACTGACACAGATCTAGTCATACGTGACGTCCTCAACAGCCTGATGATTAGAAAGGGCGAGAAGTTAGGACGTCCGGGGCTTGGCACGGATCTATGGGGGATAGTCTTTGAAACATTAAATGATCAGATGGTCAAGGATCTACAACAAGAGCTAAGAGACACCATAGAGCAGGATCCGCGTGTTAGATTCGAAGACGCACAGGCCTATACACAACCAAACGGACTGCTAGTTGAGCTGTTCATAACAATACTTCCAACGTCACAACAACAACGATTGAACCTATTCTTCGATCAAACCACACAACAAGTCAGCTTGGCTTAATATCTTCACTTTAATTTATAAAGTACGCAGTTATCTAAGGTGATAAATACTGGATAACAGAGAGATACTATGGCTAAGACTACCAGACAGACAGCAATATTTGGAGCGGAAGATTGGAGGCGACTCTATCAAACCTTCCGTGAGGCAGACCTTCAGAGCTATGACTACGAGACCTTACGTAAGTCCATGGTTGACTATCTCAGGTTGTACTATCCTGAGACTTTCAACGATTACATAGAGTCATCGGAGTTCATCGCCCTTCTCGATCTCATGGCATTCATGGGACAGGGCCTGTCCTTCCGCAATGACTTAAACACCAGAGAAAACTTCCTGGGTACTGCTGAACGTAGAGATTCAGTGGTCAAGTTGGCAGAGCTCGTGGGATACACTCCCAAGCGTAACACCAATGGTGAAGGATATCTCAAGATAACCTCCATTAGCACGACCGAATCAGTGATAGACTACAACGGATTTAATCTGGGAGGATTGACAGTCAACTGGAACGATGCCACTAACGTTGATTGGTATGAGCAATTCACTAGCATAATGAATGCGGCGTTTGTGTCAAGCCAGCGTGTGGGCAGATCGGGCAATAGCCAAGAAATATTGGGTGTCACCACTGACGAATATGAATTTAACGTGGCCGCTGGCTACATACCTGTGATCCCCTTCCAAGCAGAAGTTGATGGACTGAACATGTCTTTTGAGGTAGTGTCAGCGACATCATCAGGACAGACATATCTATATGAACCAGCGCCACAGACCAATGGGCAGATGAATGTGTTATATCGCAATGACAAATTAGGGTATGGCAGTGCGAACACTGGTTTCTTCTTTCTCTTTAAGCAAGGTAATCTAATCAACCAAGACTTTACAGTCCAGGAGAGGATACCTAACAGGGTGGTTGAGCTGAACATAGATGGCATCAACAACACTGACGTATGGTTATTCGAGGTAGAAAATGATGGCAGGAATCTGACTGAATGGAAAAAGGTTGATGATATCTATGCCGTGGGAGCAACACCGTCGACGAACAATCAACTGAGAAAGGTCTTCTCAGTAAAATCAAGGGGGAACGATCAGATCGGGCTAGTGTTTGGTGACGGGGTGTTTTCAAAAGTACCAGTGGGCACTTTCAGGACCTTCGTGAGATCGTCAAACGGATTAGAGTATGTGATAAACCCAGATGAGTTACAGAACGTGCAGGTGTCGTTGCCATATGTCAGCAAGACAGGACGCAACGAATCATTGACATTTACCCTGAGCCTACAACAACCGATAACTAATCCAAAGGCAAGAGAGGCACTAGATGAGATCAGAACACGAGCACCATCAAGTTTCTACACGCAGAACAGGATGGTCAACGGTGAGGACTATAATAACTTCCCTTATACACAATTCACTTCGATACTGAAGTCGAAGGCTGTGGGAAGATCAAGCATCGGTCTATCAAGATACCTTGACCTATTGGATCCAACGGGCAAATATTCTAGCACGAATACATTCTGTGCGGATGGAATGATGTATAGGACCTATGAGGATCCAAATTTCACGTTCACGTTCGTTGACACCAATGACATCTCAAACGTGTTAGTGAACCAACTCGAGCCAGTGTTGGCATCCAGGGCATTCTCACACTTCTATCATGACAAGTTCGTGAGACCTAGCCTGACCAGCATCGACATATTATGGCAACAGTCCACTAGCTCAACCAATCAGGCGACAGGATATTTCAAGAATAGCCTTGACAACACAGTGTCAGTCGGAACTACGGCATCAAATAATGCAAAATATATTGCTCAGGGAAGCCTAGTTAAGTTCGAGCCTCCCACAGGATATTTCTTTGACTCAAACAATAGACTAAAGGCAGGTACTCCGACACTACCTAATGAAAAATTAGTGTTATGGTCGACGGTATCTGCGTTGACATTGGATGGTACCAATTTTGGCAACGGTAACCTTAGTGACGGATCAGGCCCTGTAACACTAAACCAATTCGTACCAACGGGAGCGATACCTACACAGGTGATAGCCAAGTTGGTAACAGACCTACCTACCAGCATCGAGGCATCAATGATCGAGCAGGTGGAACTATACAGAGACTTTGGTATTGGTTATGACAACACGACATCATCATGGTATGTGATAACAGCAGACAACCTTAATACAAATGCCGCTTGGTCAACATCATATGCCAAGAACACTGACAGATTACAGCGTGACGCGAGCTGGTTGGTACAGTTCACGACGGATGGCGAGACATACACGGTAAAATACAGGAATCTAAATTATTATTTTGCCAGCGTACAGGAAAATAGGTTCATCTACGACAGCAGTGACAAGATATTTGACCCCAAGACCGGCAGGACTGTGAATGACTATGTCAACGTGCTGAAGATGAACAGCCAGCCTGACTCAAATGCCAGCTTCACCACAGACATGAAATTAGACATCATCGGACAGGAAGTGGAAACAGACGGCTTCATTGACAACTTCAAGGTATTGGTAAGTTATGCAGACAGCGACAGCGATGGTGTTGCAGATGATCCAGATGTGTTCACAGAGATAGTGGCACCCACGGTTAACGCATCAGGCAAGGTCGTGTTCCTAGAGAAAACAACAGACTTTGACAATTTAGAAAGATACTTACCGGTAGCATCGGGTGTGATCAACACACTCTATGCTGATTTAGATGCTATAGAACTAGCAAAGACAGAATATCTAAACGGTC